GGCCCACCGATGAGTACCACGGCGCGGACGGGTAGGCGAACACCTTGCGCGCGGGCGGCGGCACAGGCGGGGGCTCGTTACGGTTCCTTCCCCAGGTAACAGGCATCAGGGAATGTCCCCCATCCCCATGTCGTGGCGGAGCCCGTTGGCGTGGGCGAGCAGTTCCTGGTGGGGGCCCTCCAGCCCCCGGTCCCTGGCTTCCATGGCCCCGGTGAACAGGTGGCCCACCGCGCTGGGCGTATCTCCCTTGTCGATGGCAGAGACGGCGCCGCGCATGTGGTGCTGGACGGCCACGCGGTGCTGGCTGTTATGCGGGCCCATGGTGAGATCCTTGCGGGCCTCATCGCCCACCAGGCCCCAGGCATCGGGGGCGATCTTCCCTGGCCCTGACCGCCAGGCGGCGAGCTGGCCCTGCAGGTGCTTCATGTACCCGCCGACCTGCTGGACCCGGCCGTGCTCCACGCGCTCGTAATCTCGGGTCATACCACCAGTCCCGTGCTCCACAGACTCCCGCAACCGGCTGCGGCGGCGCATATCGCCCGGAGAGAGGCCGCCGCCCGCCTCGTAACGCTCATCCAGGCCCAGCAACCGGGGCACGTCCCGGTCCATATCCCCGGACCCCGCCCGGCGCGCGGCACCCGATGCCCTGGCCAGCCCGATCTTGTCCAGATATGGTGTCTCGCTCACGCCGGGGCTCCCTCGTAGTCCGGGGTGTTACGGGACAGCTCGATCAGGCCGTCAAGAAGCTGGCCCGCGCTTGCCTGCACCTGCTGGAACTGATCGGGGAGCAGGCCCGGCGGGATGCCGGAAGGGCTCCCCGCGCCGCCAGGAGGCCCGCCAGGCTGATTTCCGGGCCCGCCCTGGCTCATGTCCTGGCCGAACTGCCCCGGCTGCTGGAGCGGCTGCGGGACGCCGTTGATGCCCATGGTGGTCTGTCCCTCGCCGTACTGTTGCTCCAGGAGAGCCTGCTGCTTCTTGCGGTCGGCCTTGATCTTGTCGTAGTCGATGTCCAGGCCCAGGTCCCCGGCCATCCGCTGCTCCAGTTCAATCATGAAATCAGGAGAGACGTTGGCCTGCTGCCCTGCCGCCGCGAGCTGGGTGAATATCTCCTGGATGGCAGCCTTCTGCTCGGCGGTCAGCTCGCCCCACTTGAACTGCGGGTACAGCCCGGACCCGAAGTTCCAGTCGATGAACCGGGGAATCAGCTCGTGGTTGATGGTCTGGGCCATGTCCTCCAGGAACGACTCCAGCATCATCATGAACGTCACGTCGGACTGCTTGCCGAAGTCCACGAGGGTGGAGTCGCCCTCGCCGCCGCCCTGCGCGTCATCGAACCACTGGGCCAGCACGGACTTGGACATCTGGCTCATGTGATGGCTGATGAGGCCGAGGAAGTCAAACGAGGCGCCGGAATCGTTGAGGACCGTGACCTGCCAGTCTGAGTTCGGCACCACGATGTACTGCGCCAGGCCGAGGTCGGCCATGGCCTTCAGGAAGCCTTCCTTGTCCGCCCGGGGCGGGTTGGGCGGCATCGTGCCCACGCGGGTGCCCACGGCCTTGCGCTGCGCAGCCAGGTGGGTGATGAAATAGAGCTTCGTGATCTTGTCGTAGTGGTAGAACGCGCTCTCGAACATGGACACGCCGTAGAAGGGCCGCTCGGCCTCCTCATTGGCGAAGTACAGCGCCGTCTCCCGGGGGATCTTCACGTCAATGGTCCGGCCCTGGAAGAACGTCCGCTGCCGGAACCCGTTGAACTGCCCCTGGCCATCAAGCAGGAACGTCAGGGTCTCGCTCGGGCGCCAGCCAATCTCCCGCAGGGTGTACTTGCCCTTCAGCGGGCCGGTCGTCGGCTGCCAGTAGATCAGCTCCCAGGCGGAGAACCCGTTGAACAGGCTCAGCATCATCTGCTTGACGAACCGCTTGAACGGCCACATCATCCCGCCGCCCGCCGGGGGCAGGAAGAACATGTCGTGGATGAACTGGCTTTCCTTCGTCCCGCCGGTCTCCCCATCAGGCGGAATGACCGAGCAGTTCTTCAGCGCCGCCAGGGCGGGCATGGTGAGCAGCCGGTACAAGGCGCGGGCCTGGCCGTTCATCCGCCGCATGGTGGTGAGCTGGCGGATGCTGGGGCCGCCTTCCTCGCGGAAAATCTCCCACGAGTCGCGGTACGGCGTGGTGAAGGGCAGGTAGTAGGGGACGCCTACGCTGAAGTTGGTCTGCTCAGGCTGTGGCTTGAGCAGTTCATCAGGCCGGTCAAGGACGTAGCCTTCCTGGCCGAATCCCTGGGCGGTGACTCCCATGCCGCCGGGCGGGGACGAGCCGAAGCCTGCCTGCGGCGGCGGCGCAGTGCTGCCGCTGGCGGCGTCAGCCATGGGTTTGCCCTCCTGAAAGCCTCACCAGCTAAATCGGGCAGGCACTACCAGGTGAGGACAAGATGAGATCCCCGCCGGAACAGCACCTGGCGCCCGGCACTGATCTCATCGTAGAGCGCGTCATCAACCTGAGTGATGTGATCCCATTCCCCTTCGCGGAAAATGGGCCAGAAGTCCACGAAGTTCACCACTACCAGCCTGGTTCCCGGCTGCAGCCAGCTCAGCACCTGCCTGGTCTGGTGCAGTGGGATGTGCTCCATGGACTCGCAGAAGACCACCGTTTGCGCTGACCGGGCCAGTTCAGGAGAGCATTCCCGGTGCAGTGGCCCCTTGCCCTTATAAAGCTCCTGAGCGCCAGGACTAGGGTCAACCGCTATCACCTCGTGGCCAATGACCTCTAGCTGTACTTCTAGCTCACCCCGGCCTGCCCCCATGGACAGAATCACACCAGGGTCACGGCCCAGGCCCTTCGGCCCCCAGGACTGCCAGTTGGCGTCCTTCGGCCCCCAATACGCCCAATCCAGGATGTAGCACAGCGCCGCGAGCTGATCCGAGCGCAGGATGCCAAACCGGCAGAAGGTGAGTTCCCGCTGGTAGTACTCGTTTGTGTAGTGCGTGAGATCCTGGGTCACTTGCTCAGGACCCAGCCATCCACTGAAGCTGATGCACCGGAAATAAATCGGACCTATGACTGATGTTCGGGCACCTCTCCGTAATCCCATCCACCGCCTGCGAAGACCGGCCTGCCCGTCCCGTCCAGGGTAACGGGCACATTGCTCAGCGGCTCGGCATACTTGTGCATATCAGGCATCTCGAACCCGATGGGCAGCCCGTCGATCCCGCCGACCGGGTCACCGGACCAGTTCTCCAGTGCGGCACCGGGATGGGCCTGGGCGCCACTCTCGTCCTCCCGGCCGCCGAGGTAGACCGCACCACCTACCGCACCGGCCAGGCCGTCAGCGATGTCCTTGCTGTTGTGGACGAATACTCCTGCGGTCAGCGCGAAGTTGTGGAATGCATCTACTTCCAGGTCGTAGACCCATACCGGCTCATCCAACTCCACTAGCTCTGCACTCCGGACCCGGTGGTTCTGGCTATCTCGCTCCCTAAAATCAGCCCACGATGCATACCCCGCAGCCCGGAGGACCGACAGTGCGGAGTTACGATGCAAGCCCACCCGGCGTGCTGCCGCTCCCACGGATGCGGCATCTCGGACAGTTCGCAGCATGTCCAGGCGATCAGCGTGAAGCAGCCGGAACTTGGCCTCACGCGCCCGGTAGGCAGATCCCTCGACCAGCACCTGGCGCTGAGCTTCCTTGGCCTCCGGGCTCTCCCAGTAAGCCCGCTGTGCCTTGCGCAGTGACGACACGTAAGTCTCGTCCTCCGCATGACGCTTCCGGGTGTGGTGGGACAGATGCTCTATCCGGCCCATCCGGCGGAGGTTCCCAGGACGGTTGTCCGTCTTAACCTCGTTCTCGTGATGAGCAACCTCATCAGGCCCAAGCGGGCCTCCGCTGAAGAACGCGCACACCATCTTGTGCGTCCACTCACGCCGCCCATCCCAGCCCCATACCTGTTCGTAGCCTGAGTTCAGGTCCCACTTCCGGCGCATGGGCATGAGCCGGTCTCCCGGCTGAAGAGTCTGGGCTTCCCGGTAAGACCCGTCCCACATCCGCCAAAGATGCTCGGGCGTGCAGCGGACCACTGCACCTGTCCTCAGAATCACATCACAGACTTGGCGCACCTGCTTAGTCCGCCGCCCTCGCGCTAGTGCAGGCACTATCCGGCCCTGGTCATCAGAGGCGTATACCCAGACAGGCTCACCGTCAGCCAGATCCCGTATCTGGGCTTCCCGGCCTTCCAGCAGCGAAACCCTGGTCTCCCCAGTGAAACATCCTCCCGGCGGGTGGTCGATCTTCCCGTTGGGCATCCGGGACAGGGCCAGCAGCTCGTTCAGGCACCGCTCGTAGAACGGCCCGGTCCCGGAAACAAGCAGCCGGGCCTCGGCAGCCAGGTCCCGCAGGTTCCGCCACAGCGCCTCGCCCTGGCTGATCCCGTCCGCCTTGATCATGCTGGCCCGGTCGGTGCTGACCACGTGGGTCTCCAGCCCATACTGGGTCTCCATGATCTGGCGGGAGTCGGCTGACTCGAAACCATCACAGGTGAAGAGCCGGATGTTGAAGCCACGCCGGATCAGCTCCAGGCACAGCAGCCGGGCCCAGCGAATCTGGATCTCCCGGGGCGGCTGGGCGCGGTTGTCGGCGGAGTAGGCGGCGAGGAAGTCCACCTTGACCACCGGGCGCGTCTCGGTCTTGGTCACGTCCCCGCCCATCTCGTCCTGGCCGGTCACCGTGCGGTCTTCCCAGTGCTTGACATGGGCGAGCGCGATACCGGCCTGGTCTCCGCTGATGGCCAGGTCACAGTGCATCGCGTACTGGGCGCCCTGGACCGGGACCAGGTGCGGGGCGAAGTTGTAAAGCGGGGCCCAGACCCGTCCCCGGGCCTCCACGATGTAGTCAATCTCCAGCGGGGCGGGGCCTTGCTGGAAGGCCTGCTCCACGGTCAGCGTGTTGGAGAAGTAGGGATTGATCGCACGCGACGGACGGGCCTCGTACATGGCACGGGCGCGCAGCGGGTCCTTCTCGTAGTCATCCTCGAACAGATCCTTGCAGCGGCGCCAGCAGGCCTCACAGCCAGGGGTGTAACGAGCATGGCTGCTGCAGGGGCGCTGGATGCGGGGGTTGACCTCCCAGCTCGCCTTGGGCCCGGAGACGTAGAAACGGGACTTCCCGCCCTTGGCGGCGATGTCCTTCTCCGCATCGCTGCGCAGCGTCTGGATCATGGACCCGACGTAGCGCGGCCAGGAGATGTGGATGTTCTTGAACACCTCCGGGAACCGGGTGCGGGCGCTGGAGCGGAGCATGCTGACGATGGCCTCGGCCGACCGGGAGGACTCACCCCGGGCACCGCCCGCGTGGTACTTGGCCAGCTCCTCGGCGCGCGGGAAGGCGTCAATCTCGTCGGCCAGCCCGAGAATGAGGTTGAGGCCTTCCTGCGCGTCGGCGTCGGAGTGCCCGCTGATGGCCTCCACCTTCTTGGGAAACCGGATGGTGTCCTGCAGGACCATGCGCTCGGCCTCACCGCCATCCAGCCGGTTGCGGCGCCGGTCGGTGGCCTCAATCGCCTCCACGCCCTGGGCATAGAACCACCCGCCCTCGCGGCTGACCATGGCGCGCATCGGCTTGAAGAACGCCCGGGACGCCTGCTTGGAGTTGGAGGCGACGTTGAGCATGTGGATGGTGTCCTGCTCGGGCATGTCGTAGTAAGCCTGCGGGCTGGGCAGGCACAGCAGCAAGTAGGCGATCCGCAGGCTGGACACCCGGCATACGTGGTCCTTCCCGCCGCCCTTGCCCCATTCCAGCTCCAGGAAGTTCACATCACGGCACGGCTGGGACCAGTACGCCCGGATGCCTGGGTCCGAGCTAACGGATAGCTGGGCGAACGTCGGCGGGAAGAAAATCCGCTCGGCGTGCCGGACGGCCTCGTACTGAATCTCACTCAGAGCGGGCTGGCCGAGGTAGGCGCGGTCCCGGAGGAACGGGGTCAGCGGGACCGGCTCCTCCATCCACGCGATGGAGCCGCTGGAATCATCCGGGAGCGCGTTTACCCAGGATGCTAGCTCGGTCAATAGCCCATGTGGCGGGGCGTCCCAGGGTGATGCCCGTGGTGGTTGTCCCCGTTGTGGAAGTGCGCGTGCCCGTGCGCGGCGACCACCGGGTGCGGGTGAGTGTGGCTGCCGTGGAAGTTCCCATGGGTCATGACCCCGGAATGATCGCTGGTCATCGGGGGCTCGGCACCGGGCATGGCCAGGGAGATCATGCTGGCGGCCATCTTCTTCCCGTCGTCGCTATCAGAGTTCCCGAAACCCGGCAGCGAGTTGATATCCACGCCCAGCTCCTTGGCACGCTTGCGAATCAGGGCCTTGGCGGCCGTCACATTCCCGTGCCCGGACGCGGCGAGAACAGCGGCGGAGTGCAGGTGCTTCACGTCAGGAATAGGGTAGCTGCCATCAGGCAGGGCGTTCCCTGCCTTGGCGGACTGGCGCCGCTCTTCCGCGCTCTCCCCCGGCGGGGCAGCCAGGCCCATCACGGTCAGGGCGCTGGCGACCATGGACGCGGCCACCTTGCTCTTCTTGTCCGCGTTGGCACACATCTTGGCGGCGGCCTTGTCGCCTAGCTTCCCGCGCATCTTCTTGAACAGCGCGTGCCCGGTGTGCCCGGCGTCGTTGTCGGTGTCGCCTTCCTCGGTGGAATCGTCGTCACCGTCGTTGTCCGGGTCGCTGGCCAGCACCAGCCAGGCATCCCCGAGCATCTGGGCGGCCAGGGCCAGCTCAGCTTCGTAGGGGACAGGCTGCCCTTCGGGCGGCGCGGTCAGGGTCACCCCGGATGCGGCGAGCACCCGGTCAAGTGAAGCACCCATCCTGGACAGCTCCTCAGCTAGGCTTCCCGGTGAATCGGCCTACCGCAGGACGTTCGCTGCCTCGATGACCTTGCCCAGCGAGCTGCTTCCGCCATCAGGCTTCTGGGGCGGGCTGACCGGCAGTGACTTCCAGCCTTCCTTGAACGCCTTGGCCGCTCCCCCGCCTGCCTGGAACCCGCTGCCGGTCTGGATAATCTTTCCGTGCCTGACCGCT